TTATGATGCTTACAATATCACCGCTGATGACTCTGATTGCCCTTTGTGTTATTCCTGTTTCGGGAATTCTTATGGGCTTTATCATCAAATTTTCTCAGAAGTATTTCAAGACACAGCAGGAATACCTCGGAATCATCAACGGACAGATCGAGGAAAATTTTGCCGGCCAGCTCGTAATCAAGGCATTCAACAAGGAGAAGTCTATTACTGACGAGTTTAATAAGGCGAATGACGTTCTGTATGAATCTGCATGGAAGTCGCAGGCGATTGCTGGTCTCATGCAGCCTGCAATGATGGTTGTAGGAAATCTCGGTTACGCAGGCGTAGCAATTTCAGGTGGACTTCTTGCTATACGCGGAACTATTGGAATCGGAGATATCCAGGCGTTCATTCAGTACGTAAAGAACCTGTCACAGCCGCTTCAGTCGATTGCGCAGGTAATGAACCAGGTTCAGTCGATGGCAGCCGCTTCAGAGCGAGTTTTTGCATTCCTTAATGAGGAAGAGGAGATAGCTGATGCGGAGGCTACAGGTGAGAGTGCGCCTTACGGAAATGTTACATTTGAGCACGTTCGCTTCGGTTACGATGAGACACCTGTAATCAATGATTTCTGCGCAGACGTCAAGGCTGGACAGAAGATTGCTATCGTAGGTCCGACTGGCGCGGGCAA